GGCTGATGGGCGCTGTTCTGTCATGGAAGAATTGGGCTGAGCAACTTGGCGCTTCACTCGAAGTCTCAAGTTTTCAAGGCGCGCTTGGTGCGCGGGGGATGCTCACGACTCAAGTCCAAGATATCTGGCGCAGCAGCACTTGGAACAGCAGCACGAGTGCCATCATCAATCTAGATTTAGGCGCGAGTCGGACTATCAAACTCATAGCGTTCGCTGCTCCGCGAGATGGTGTCCTACCGCCTTCCGGTGCAACAGTTGCCATTCGAGCAAGCAATCTGGTTGCGGGCGGAACAGACGCTCTCAATCTTTCCGCTGCCGCGTTTACACTGAACCCGTGGGGAGTGTGGGGGTGGCGGTCAAACGCAGGTATCACCGCTAGATACATTCGCCTTACATTTGTAGGGACAGGTTCTTCAGGTCTAACCTATATCCAACTTGGGCGTCTATGGGTTGGGGATGCACTTATCACTCAGTATTCTTACGGCTATGGGCAGACAAGGTCATTTCGCGATCCTGGCATCTCTAGTCGCGCTGCTTTGACCGGCGTTCGATACGTTTCGGCGGGGTTGTCTTACCGTGTAGAACGAACCTCTTTTCCGTTTCTGACTCAGACAGAGGCGGATACAGTCGTCACGGCTGCTGGTGAAGTCGGCACAACCAAACAAATTTTCTTTGCAAAAGAAGAAGAGTTTCTAGGTGACGGTATTTTTGGGCATTTCTCTGAAGTGCCAGCTGTAAATAGACAATTAGAAGATTTGTGGACAACAGACTTTACAATTGAGGAAGATGCGTAATGGGCGTCCCTGTTTTTGTTGGTGATCGCGTTCTAGTAAAAGTTGCCGTCACTGGAACCGCGCCTTACACTATCGGCTCGACCGTCGATGGTTATTTGAATCCAGCATCGGCAAATGTCGCCACAGGGTCTAGAGTCGGTTACGTTGCTGTCGATAGCCTAACGCAGCCAACAGTTTTTGAAGTTGGCGAAGGGACGTTTACTGACGCGGCTTCAGATACGATCAGCAGGGACACAATTCTAGCGACTCATCTAGGCGCCACGGGAACCCCGTCAGCGTATAGCTGGCCGAGTGGTGGGTCAAAATATTTGTTCCTCGCCCCTTCTGCTCGCCGCTTTGTCATGTATGACAGCGACGGCAATCTGACTTTGAAAAATACGGGTATCACGGGCGTCACCAATATCAACGACGGCCCGTTGGCGGGATTCCGAAACGCCATCATCAATGGTGATTTTGATATTTGGCAAAGGGGCACTTCTTTTAGTAGCCCCGCTTTCAACGCTTATACGGCGGATAGATGGTTCATTATCTTCGATGGCGCGAGTGCAATCAGAACGATTTCCCGACAACAGTTTATTGTCGGCCAAACAGATGTCCCCGATCAGCCGCGATATTATCTGCGATTTGCTCAAAGCTCAGCAGGCAGCGGGGCTACGTATAACGTATTGCGACAGCGTATTGAGGGCGTCAGAACTTTTGCTGGGAAAACAATTTCGGTTTCGCTATATGCCAAAGCGGTATCATCGCTTACTCTCCCGAAAATTGAATTTATTCAGTATTTCGGAAGTGGCGGTTCGCCAAGTGCGGACGTATTTACGACGGTGGTGGCAAGTCAAAGCATTTCTGCTTCTTGGGTAAAATACACATACAGCGTAAGTATCCCATCAATTAGCGGAAAAACAATCGGGACGAACAACGACGACGATCTATCCTTTCTAATTTATCTACCGATTAATACTACTTTTACTTTTGACGTGTCGCATATCCAGATTGAACCGGGCGCCCAAGCCACTCCGTTTGAGCGACGTCCGCTTTCGGTCGAACTCGGTCTGTGCCAGCGGTATTACTGGAAAACGTTCCCTCTCGAAACGGCTCCAGCGCAGAACGCAGGGGTGACAGGTGCGCTTGGTTTTGGCGTTCTAGCCGCAAGTGCCAATGCGGCTTACACAGGTTTTGCGTTCTCAACCCGCATGCGTATCGCACCAACCATGACTTCTTTCAACCCTTCAGCAGCAAACGCGGAAGCCAGAAACACCGCGAACAACGCCGATTTTTCATCCACATCGTTAACCGCAAACGAATGGGGGTTCTATTTTACCGCAACAGCGGGGGCGTGGGCTGTGGGGAGTCTATCGAGGCTCCACGTTACCGCTAATGCGGAGTTGCCGTAAGGGGGCCAACATGGCGCTAGATGAATGGACAGTCCGTGAATTGGCCACCCAAGGCGCCGTGGCTGGCGGCATGGGCATGTTGGGCCGCATGTTGGCGTTGGCCATGGCTGCCAAGCGCCCCGCAGGCTTGTGCTTGCTGTGGGAAATCCCTATGGCTATTGGCATGGGCGTGGTCGGCAAAGGTGTTGCTGACGCCTTCGGCCTGACTGGTTTTTCTAATTTTGCAGTCATCATCGCCATCTCGTATACCGGGCCACGGCTTATCGACATCGCCGTTGCCAAGTATGCCGAAGGCAAGTCGATCAAGAACGTCTAATTTATGGAGAACGACATGACGGTTCGCAAAGTCAACCAAGAAACCGTAGACCTCATCAAGCGGTGGGAAGGCTTTCGCGCTGAGCCATACAAATGCCCCGCAGGCGTAGACACGATTGGCTATGGGCATACCGCCACCAAGTCACTTATGAAGCGTGGGACCAAGATCACTGAGGCCCGTGCCGCAAAGCTGCTTCGCTCCGACTTGGCTATTTACGAAAAAGCAATTTCAGAAATGGTCTCGGTCGATTTGACTGACGGGCAGTATGGCGCCCTCGTTTCGTGGTGCTTCAACGTCGGCATTAGCGCGGCGCAAAAGTCTACGCTTATCAAGAAACTGAACGCAGGCGACTATGAAAGCGTGCCAAAAGAGTTGGCACGCTGGAACAAAGTGAAAGGCACCGTTGTGCCTGGATTGGTCAATCGCCGCGCAGCCGAAGCGGGTCTGTGGGCGCGAGGCAATTTTGTGTCCAGCACGACTGGCGAAGAAGTCTCAGAAGCAACGGCGGGCCTCTCCACCGCCCTATCCTCCAATACCGCCAAGGGTGCCGCTACTGTCGCCACGATCAGCGCCGCAGGCACGGCGCTCTCAGAAGCCGAACCTGTCATCCGAATCATGGGCGGTATGTCGCCTTGGATCGTTGGTGGCCTTATCCTTGTGGCGCTGGTTGGCGTCATTATTTGGCGGGCACGGAAAGAATGATGCTTCTGAACGCTGTCTCATTTTTTTCTTCCAAGGTGGGTCGCTTTTTTCTTGCAATCTTCGGCGCCGCTATGCTTTTTGCATCTGCATATCTCAAGGGCAGGCGCAGCGGCATTGAATCGGAAAAGCAAAAGGCATTGGCGAGCGACATAGAGACACGGAGAACGCGGGATGAAATCGACCGTAAGGTGGGCACCACTTCTGGCAGTAGTGCTGTTGACAGGCTGCGCCAAGACTGGCGCCGGGATTGATGCGTGCGGGCCTTGGAAGCCCATCTACGTATCGAAGCACGATGCCTTTACGGATGAAACCGCAAAGCAGATTTTGGCCCATAACCTGACAGGCCAAAAGGTTTGCAAGTGGTAACTTCCGCTGACGATTTCATCCGCACTTGGGTCGAAAGCGGTTTCTCGCCAAACCAAGTTGCAAAAGCCCTCGGCATCCATGTCCGCAACGTCTATTCGAGGCGCAACAGGCTTGAAAGCCTCGGCTATGTGCTTCCGTCCATTACAGACGATTTGACGGTTCACGACCGCGCCTATACGCTAAGAGAGCATTTTCATATCGAAGATGGCTGCGCCGTTATCGTGAGCGACCGCCACAAGTGGCCCGGCGACGGCATCACAGCAGCCGAATCAGCCCTCTATACGCTCCTGCCGCAGATCAAGCCCGACTTCTTCGTGATGAACGGAGACTTGTTTGACGGCGCCTCTATTGGGCGGCATCCTCCCCTTGGCTGGGAGCGCAAGCCGAGCGTGAAGGAAGAATTAGACGCATGCACCGAAGTCCTCGCCAACATTGAAGCCTTGCTGCCGCCCGGCACGCCGAAGTTCTACACCATCGGCAACCATTGCAGACGCTTCGACTACAAGCTGGCGCTGACGGCTTCAGACTATAAGGGCATCTCAGGTTTTCGCCTGTCCGACCATTTCGTTAATTGGAAGATGAGTTGGTCCCTTCACGTCAATAGTGGCGTGCGAGGCGGGCATACGGTCATCAAGCACAAGCAGCGCCAAGGCGTTGGTGCCGCCCGCAACAACGCCATGGTGGCTGGTGTAAGCATCGTGACGGGCCATACGCACGCCTTGACTGTCTCGCCTATCGAGGACTACCAGGGGCGGCGCTGGGGCGTGGAGTGCGGCTTCCTGGCCCACAAGGACCACTCTGCCTTCGAGTATGCGGAAGATGGCCCGTCCTATTCGCGTCCCGGTTTTGCGGTGTTGACTTGGCGTGGTGGTGTGCTATTACCGCCAGAGTTGGTTGAAGTTGACGACTCAGGCGTGGCGTGGTTCAGAGGCGACGCCATCGCCACAAGCAAACCCCGTATCAGAGTAAAGGCAAACCATGTCCCCGCTTAAAACTGGAAATCTTGTTGGCGTCTACAGCCCCTATCCCGGTGCGGGTAAAAGCACCGTAGCCGACATGCTTGTGCGCGAACACGGCTTTGTTCGCGTGAAGATGGCGGATGGCCTAAAGGCGATGCTCCGTAGCCTTTTGGCCTATCAAGGCGTGCCTATGTGCAAGATTGACGAAATCATCGAGGGAAGTGAGAAGCACCGTCACTCTCCTTTCCTTTTTGACAAGACACCCCGCCACGCCATGCAGACCCTTGGCACCGAATGGGGTCGTAACTGCATGGGACAGAGTTTTTGGCTTGAAGTTGCTGATACCAAAATCCGCCCTCTTTTGTGGGACGGCAAGAATGTCGTAATTGACGATGTTCGTTTCGACAACGAGTATGACTACCTCAAAAAAGATATGAATGGGGTCATGGTGCAAATCCGTCGCCCTAGCTTGGAAGCAGAAAAGCCGAAGCGCAATTGGCTTCAGCGGCTATTCACCAAGGAGCATTCAAGCGAAGGCAACCTATCCAACAAGCCTTTCGACCTTCATATTTTTAACGACTACCCCTCCGCAGACTCTTTTGCACGAGATGCCGCTTTCGATATTCAAGCGTATGTGCAGGTAAAGAACCAACTCCCTGACGTTCAAGGATAGTATTTCTCTATGACGAAGAAGAAGAACAGCACGACTGGCGCTGGCCGTTCTCAGTTGATGGCGCAAGCTGAACGGCTATCGGAAATGGGGATTGAAAAGGCCGTCACGCTTTTTCTTGATAAAGAGGGAAATGCGGGTATGGTTATGACCGATAGCGTTTCAAATATGGAGGCTGTTTTTCTTTTCCGTCAAGGAGAATACTTCATCTTCACAACTGACGACGAAGATGAAAACGACGAAGAGTAAGCGTAGCTCAATTAGGTAGAGCGGCCTGCTCATAACAGGCTAGGTGCAGGTTCAAGTCCTGCCGCTTACACCAAACTTAGGGGCACAAAAATGCACGAGAACATATTCAATACGCTGCGTATGCTTGCGGAAGACGTATCTCCGATTAAAAGTTCACGCATAGCGGCAGCTATCGTGCGCGGCAAAGAAATCGTATCGTTCGGTGCTAACCAGATGCGAACGCATCCGTTCCAAGCCAAATTTGGGAAAAACCCTGAATCTATTTTTTGGCACGCAGAGACAAATGCCATTTTTAATGCTTTGCGTGTTGTGGACGTAGATAGTTTGAAGAAAGCGGACCTGTATGTGTACCGGGTCAAGTATTCTAGCACGAAACGAGAGAAATTTATTTTGGGCAATGCTAAACCCTGTCCGGGTTGCGCTAGGTGCATTACTGACTTCGGGATAAAGCGGGTATTCTATACCACTGAAAGAGGATATGAATGCCTTTAAGGAGGCGTGGCGGAACAGGCATACGCGGCAGGCTCAAACCCTGCTACCTGAAAAGGTTTGTGGGTTCAAATCCCTCCGCCTCCACCAACAAAAAAGCCGGGCATTTCTGCCCGGCTTTCTTGTTTTGAGGCGAAGCGATTAGCCAGCGACGCGGGTAGCAAGGGCGGGGCGGATCGCCTTGGCGCCGTATAGCACGTCCACGGCGAAACGCTCCTGCTTGTTGTGGCGGGTCACTTCCATACGCATGGTCAGGCCAGACACCGGATCGGTCATCTGGGAGATGATCGAGCCGAGTTCAGCGCCGCCGCCAACACCGGCCAGCGGACGGTTCACGAAGGCGAAGGCTTCGCGCTGGAAGGCGAGGTTGACAACGTGAGAAGCGCGAACCGCCACGTCGGCACCGCTGGAGGCGATGGCAACCAGGGCCGGGCTGATGGAGATGGCGGTCTTGGTCGAAGAGTAGGTGGCGTCAGCCGAAGTCACCACGTAGGTCTGGCTGTTACCGGCGATGCTGAACACGTCGCCCTTCTTCAGAGTGCCGCCCACCGAAGCGATGATGTCCAGGGTGGTGGCGCCAGCCGCCGTGGTCGAAGCAACCGTCACGCTGCCGATGGTGCCGGCGGTGTGGGTCACGACGTTGGTGGACTGATAGAAGTCAAACCCGAACTTGCGCCCGAGCATACCTTCCATCTTCACTTCCGGGTCGCCAGTCTTCTCTAGGTCAGACATGGCGGGAAGCTGGAGCAGGCTCGCTTCGGCGTCGGGGTTCAGCACCATACGGCGGTTGCCCATCGGAGCAAGCTGCTTGTTTAGCTGCGCACGGGCGTTCACCACGTCAGCAATGGTGCTGAACGGCGTGTCGCCAGCGGTGCCAACGAAGCCATACACGTCGATATACTGGTTGTGGATGTGGCCGTCCATCGAGTTGGCAAGCGCGCGAACAGTCTCGGAGACGTTCATGGGGAGGAAGGACTCGCTCTCCATAATCTCCATGCGCTGCTTGTCGGTGATGAAGAAGGGCACTTCCTTCCACTGGTCTAGGGCAATCTGCACTAGGCCGGGGGTGCTATCCTGCGCCGAGGCCATCGTCATGCTGGGGGCGACGTTGGTGGCGGTGAAGGTGTTGCTGATCGGGATGTCGATGGTGGAGCCACGCATCGCGCCTTCGCTCGAATAGTCGAGGTTCACAAGGCGGGGCATAACGGCCTGCTCACGCAGAGCAAGTAGACCGCGCGCTAGAAGCCGGGGAATAAGATTGGAAAGACTATTGGGCATCAAAGCCTCCTGTGAAATTAGGGTCTAGCGGCATCCCCGCCGTTGAAACCCGAAGGTGTCCGCGAACCGCACACGACCCACAAGATCGGCGGGAAATGCTTTTAACCCCACAGGGGTCAAAAACGTAAACATTCACTACCTATTAGGAATTAGGCAAAAAAGTCAATACCTACGGGGGTTTTTACCCCCGTAGGTAAAGTATTTGTTACGCTAGGACAGCCTTACCCGCCGCAATCGCCTCAAGATTACCGCTGATTGCCTTGCTGTCGGACGAATTGATCTTGATGGGCGCCCGACCGTTGGCGTTGTTACCGCCGCCCGCGCCGCCACCAGACGGCATCCCGAAGAAGAACGGGTTGCTGTCGCGGAGCGAATCAACCCAAGTTTCCAGCGTGTGCGGATTGCCGCTGCGGTCAATCGCGTCAATCCCATCACGCAGGCGCGGCTTGCCAGTCTCATCGTCAAGGGCGAACATCTGTTCCGCCTTGATCCGGATATACTCCGCCGCTTCAGGAAGGGCCTTGGCCTTGCTGACGGCAGAAGTCACTTCGTAGTTCAAACGCTCCGCACGCCAACGGTTCTGTGCGGCTTCCGCCCGCGCCGCAGCCTCAGCCGCAGCCCGCTCAGCCGCTTCCTTGGCGGCTCGTTCGGCAGACACCACGCTCTTGGTGCGACGGGTCAGCACATCCTCAAACGCAGCCTTGCCGCCCTCAACGATCATACGCAGGTCAGCATCCGCCTGCATACGCTCCATGAGTTCACGGGCCTTGTTGATATCGTCCTGACTGCCCATGCTGCGAATTTGATTCTCATATTCGACGCGGCGCTGGCGTTCAGACTTAACTTCATTCAAAAGCTCTTCATTCTTGCTTTTGAGACCGGCTGTTACCTTTTGCACTTCTGCGGCGACAAGGGCCGCAATATCTGGCGCCCCTCCACTACCTTCGCCGTCAGCATTTCGGGTGATAGGATTGATAAGAGAACGGATAAGCATTTAGGATTACTCCCCAGGAGGCCACCATTAACCGAGGCGACAAACGGGCGCGGCGCAGCCGCACGGTTGACGTGGTATGCCTAAACCATTGTATAAGCGCAATTCAATATCCCCTTGGAGGCAAGTGCGATGGCACCGCCAAAGAAATACGAGAAAATTGATTTTACCCCACCACAGGGGGTGCGCGAAGCCGCAAAGCGCGGCCTGGAACAGCGCCGAAAGTATGGGCGGGGCGGGCTTACAACCGCTGAAGCAGGCAAGCAAGGCATCGGTTCGGGCGTGGCGCGTGCTGCAACGTTGGCCGCAGGCAAGGACGTATCGCCTGAAACCGCCAAGCGCATGAAGGCGTTTTTCGACCGCCATGGCGATGCGCCCAAAGCCAAGCCTGCGGATGGCGGACCAAGCGCGCGTCAGATCGCGATTAACCTATGGGGTGGATCGGCGGGGGAATCATGGTCGAATAAGTTGGTTCGGCAGATGGAGTCTGCCGACAAGAAGGAGAAGAAGTGATGGACAAGCCACTTTGGGAAAAGAAGAATCCCCGCAAGCGTTCAACACCCCTTAGCCCGCAAGACAAGGCGGCAGCAAAGCGACGGGCTGAGAAGGCCGGGCGACCTTATCCAAACGCCGTGGATAACATCGCCCAAGCACAAAGGGCCAAGAAGCGGTCCTAGCGCGGAACAACTCTCTCCAAGAACTCATCTGATTTCTTGGAGAGGGAAGCGGCGAGGCTGTCGCCAATAAAGAAAAACCGATTCGGGTTTGCCTTCGCCTTGCGTGCGACCGATACGGCGCTTGGCAGCAAGTCCGCCTTTGTATACCAGAGCTTGCCGTCTACACGCGCCTTGTCGTCCAATGTCGGGCCTGTGGCGTTGCTCGCCGGTTCCGTGACAGTCGGGGCGTAGTAATCTTCGCTCTCACGCCAACCAAACGGCGCGCCTGCGATGTAGATACGCTTGGCGCCCATCCACTCGCAAACGGCAATGGCGCGGTTTACGACCGTAAAGCCGCCGCTTGCTATGCTTTCGTAGCTGCAATTCTCTGGAAAAAACTTTTCATAGATATCCATTTCGCTGAGATTTCCAGACGTAGCACCGCAAGCAGAATGGAAAACGACCACATTGGCTCCGCCTTTCAAAAGATAATCAAACATTTTCGGATGGCACGAGGAAGCGACGAAGTAAGTCACTCTTAGGTCGAGAGGCGTCTTTTTGATTTGCTTTTCACCAGGGTCCATCGCCACAGAGAAATCAGGGATGATATCATATTCAGAAAGAATACGGATTGCCTGCTTAACGGCGACAATTTTGTAGCCCACGGATTTAAGACGCCTGATTTCTCGCAGCGAAGACCCTTTTACGAGCGAAGGCGCCGTGCCGCAGACGACAACGCCTTTTTCATTGGCGAGGGCATCTTTCTGCATGAACGGCAAACCAAGGGTCGAAGCGTATTCGATGTTCATAGGCAAGAAACGAAGTTCGGGGTTAACCAACTTCATCATATTTTGAGACATAAAAGTTTTTTGACCCTAATCGTGGAATTACGGAGTAGCCTCGGCTGCGGCATTGGCCCTATTCGCGGGGGCGTTGTCAATAAGATTCTTCACGTCTTGGTGGGTGTAGGACGCAGGAAGCATCTCACCTTCAAAGAGCGTGCGATAGTAAGTCTCATCGTCAATGTTGCCCTGGGCGTGGGCGCGGTCAAGCTGGAGCCAAGTCCTGTATTCCATCGCCGCGTCAACGAAATCACGGTTCAGCTTCACTTCGACGTTGCGCGGGTTGCGGCCATTCCAACGAACCCAAATCTTCAAAAGGTCTGTCAGGCCATTCTCGGCACTATCAACAATCTCGTAAAGTAGCGAAGATTCGCCCTTGCTTCGCATTTCCGCAACTTGAGACGATTCGCCTGCGGTGTTCTTGCGGTCAGCCACAAGACGGGCGCCAAGCCCCGCCATCTGGTTTTCGAGTTGCGAACAGGCGGATTCGAGGTATCGGAGACCTTCGCCACGATACTCCAGAATGCCGCAAGAGTTGGGTTGGTCTACAAGCCAAACGGTGTTGGGGCCAACTTGGTATTCAGGAATATCGCCCGTGTTGGGCGGGATGGCCCAATAGGTTGGCGTGGCGGTGTAGAACTGGCCGTGTGCCAATTGGGCGCTGCGCTGGAAGTGAAGGACATTCAACTCCGCGATATCAAGAATCGGAGAACGCTGCACCGCCATGCCTGTTTTCATCGGGCCGAAGCAGATAAAAGGCATTTCACCGTAGAAGGCTCCGGCACCCGAGATAACCGGCACCACAATATCGGAGGGCTGATAGTCCACCGTGTTGTTGCGGTTCTTGACCGGCATCCAAAGGCGCTGTGCATACGAGTTATTATCGGTCAGGAAAAGTTCACGGTAGACGGTGACTTCCTCGGAACCAAACCCCGTATCGCTATCAACGAGAAAGACTTCCTTCAAAACGATTTGATTGGCGATGATCTTTCCAGCGTCATTGCGAACATTTCGCCAGTTTGTGATGCTTTCTGCGGTATAGGTTGTGAAGTAGGGCTGCCCACCATTGGTCGGAGCGTCAACGAGAGCGCCAACCCGGCCCATGCTCAGGATTTCACGGACAATGGCGCGAGCAAAAACGCTAAAAGGCTGGTTGTCTACGGTGCAAGTCTCTAACTGCGGGCGAAGGCTTTCAGCATCGCCTAAAATTATTTCAGGTTCCTTGCGGAAAATCATCCCGACAAGGCCATTCAAGGTGCGGGCGGAGGCGTTGAAGAATTGAGCGCGCTTCTTGTATGCCTCATACTCGCCCCAAGACATGCCCGAAAGCTGGGGTAGGTATCGTGTCCCGCCTTCACGGATCGCCTTGGCGCCCTTCAGCACATCACGAATCATCTTCCAGTCATCTTGGTTTTCATCATACTCGGAAGCGATGTCAGTAACGGGCATGTGCTGAAATCCAAAAATAATTTCGCAAAGTGGTTAGCGGTCACACGGCACAAAAGTCAATCCACCGGCTTGACTTTAACAATAGGTGCGGAGGATAAACAAATTTCGTAACGCTTTTGAGGAATTCCCTTATCATGTCAAACGATAAGACGGATAATATAACGCCAATCCGTCCCGATGTGAAGGTGAAGCCGAAGGCCAAGGCGCGCAAGTGGAAGTCTGGCGCGCGATGGGATGTTCTTGAGCATTATTACCGAATTGGTTGGTCTCTCAGCGACATTGCGCGGCTGCCGGAAGCAAAAGGCATTACCTCACAAGCCATCGCCAACCGTGTCAGGCGTTACAACTGGACGCGAAATCTAGAACCGCGTGTTGCCGATGCGGCCCGCGCCATGATGGTCATGGGGATGGGCGAAGATGGCAAGCCGTCTGCCGAAACGCTTTCCATGCTGCGCGGCAACAAAGCCACGGAAGATCAAGTGGTTCTGTCCTCCGCTGCCCAAATTGCCGAACGCCTGACCACGACGCGCAAGCGGTCAAAGCGCCTTGATAGCATCATCAATCGCCTTTCCAACCTGATTGAAAATGAAATTGAATATCTAGAAGCCGAAGCGGAGGAGCGCACCGACCCGAACCGTGTGCGCGTAGAAATCAACCGCCTTACCAAGTCCATCGGGCAGTTAGTCACGGCGGTCTCTAAGGCCAACGAAGAAGAACGCAACGTGCATGACCTGCGCCGCCTCATGAAGCCGAAGGAAGATATCAAGCCCATGATTGTAAAGAAACGGGCGGTGCTGGATGCGGAGGAAGTCGGCTCGAAGGATGAGGATGAAGCGGGCGTCGCATGACCTTGGATAAACTGACTTGGAAGCCCGATCCCATTTTGGAGCAACGGGCAGTCAAGAACCTGGGCCTGCTGCCCTGGCAGGCGCATGTCTACTTGCACCCAAGCCGCTACCGTGTGGTTGTGGCGGGGCGGCGAAGTGGCAAGTCGTTCCTCTCCAAGCATGAACTCTACCGGGCTGCCAATTCGGTGGAAAAAGGCTTGGTGGTCTACATCGCCCCGACCTTGAAGATGGCCAAGCAAATCATGTGGCGGGAGTTGCTTGACTCCATTCCACCTGAGATGATTAGTGAAATCAACCGAACGGATATGTCGTTGGTGCTGAAGTCTACCGGCACCATGATTAGGTTGTTTGGTGCCGAAGTGCCCGACCGCCTTCGTGGCCTATCCATATCGTTTGCCATTTTTGACGAAGCAGCGGACATTACAGAGGAAATGTGGACCAAGATCGTCCGCCCTGCCTTGGCGGACCAACAGGGCGACGCCTTGTTCCTCGGCACCCCGAAGGTCAGCGCCGGTAGCAAGTGGTTCTACGAAGCTTATTGCGATGGTTTGGACCCTGGCAAGAAAAACTGGTTCAGTTACACGATTACGACGCTGAACGCTGGGATCGTGCCGCAGTCGGAAATCGAAGAAGCCAAGCGCACCATGAACCCGTTCGTGTTCAGAACGGAGTTTGAAGCGTCGTTTGAGTCGCCTACCGGCAAGGTCTACCAGCCGTTCCAGCGCAGCACGCATGTCGTCTCGCATATCGACGATGACGGCAAATGCCATTTGCATCTTGGCCTGGACTTCAACCGATTCCCCATGTCGGGCGTGTTGATGGTGAAGTTCTTGGATGGGGAAGGCGACGAGTGCTTCTGCGCCGTGGATGAAATATTGTTGCCTAACGCCACCATTCAACGCTATGCAGATATTCTATCCGAACGCTTCAAGGGTAGGAATATTATTATCTATCCTGACGCCTCGGGCAATCAGCAGCATACCTCGGCAGGCGGGAACACGAACCATAGTGTGTTGCGCGGCATGGGCTTTCGCCTTGTCATGCCCCGTCGCAACCCTGCCGTGAATGACCGGGTGAACACCGTCAACGGCGCCTTTCTGTCGGCTTCGGGCAAAAGCCGTTTGTTCATCCATCCTCGGTGCAAGGAACTGATTACGTCCTTGGAGAGCCTTGGCTTTGACGACAACGGCGCCATAGCCAAGTCCGCACAGAGCAAATACACCCACTTGCCCGACGCACTTGGCTACGCCGTCATGAACCTGATGCCGATTAACAAGAGAAATATTGGCTCAGGGATGGCGAAGATGCGGGGCGGTTTCTAGAACCAAGGCAGGTCGAAGCGGTTCACGAAGTCGCGCAACTCGCGTCCGCTCATGCCGAACTTCTCCGCCAAGACCTTTTCGCCTCGGTGGCCTTCCACCATATCAATCCACTTTATCTTGGCGTTGCTGAGTCCGAGCATGGACTTCAGCAAGTCTAGGTCCATCCGAGACAGCGAGACGGCTTCCTGAACATAATCGCGCCATGCCTCTACGGAGTAAGGGAACAGCGGCTCGATGATCTCAAGAATGGCGTCGGCGTAGTCGCGGATTTCCTTTTGCGCGTGAGAGTCTGTCCGCAGCGCCAAGAAGTGAAAGAGATTGTGAAGGTCGATCTTCCAGTAGAACGACGAATAGGCGGTCAGGGGAAGAACAACTCGGGCCAATTCGCGGGCGAGGTCTTGCGCCAAGAGGCCACGATACTGCCCATAAGCAAAGTCGTTATTGGCTTCGATGATTTCCTGCACCGCCGCCTGTTGCTTCGTAGTGTATCCGCCAGTTCGCCCCTGCTTGTTGTCTCGGCTTTGCGGGCCAATGTCGCCAAGGGCGGGGGTGAAAAACTCTTCGCGGATTTCGCTATAGCGGCCTGATTCTTCATTAACAGCCGCAGTCCGATGCCGAATCCACTGACGAATGACGAAGATCGGGGCGCGGACATGCAACTTGACTTCCGCCATTTCAAACGGCGACGTGTGCCGGTGGCGCATCAGATAGCGGATGAGGGCACGGTCCTCGCGCGTCGCCACGGTGCCCTTCTGGTAGGAAACGCGGGCGGCTTCGACAATGGCGCCGTCGCTGCCCATGTGGTCCACGAGGCCAACGAAGCCGTGGTCGTGAATTTTGATATAATGGCTAGGTAGCGTATCGGCTGACATGGCTTTCTCCAAGTGTGAACCCGTCAAAGGGTGGCTTGCTTTTCGGTGAAAATGGCTTCCAGATGGCGAGGCCGTAGGTCTTGGCCTTCTTCACCATGTCCGCCGTTTCCTTGCCGCCGGGGAAGGCGACAAGGGCATCTGGTTTGCCTTCAGTGAGCATCCGCGTGTTGCGCTCGTGCCCCGCCAGCAGGCCGTGAGACTTCCAATTGGCGGGGAAGATGATTTGGTGGACGCTATGCACCAACGCCCAATGCCCCGCTTGGCTGTCGGCGCCGGTTGCCCCTCCGTGGATAAGGGCGCCAATGGCGTAGTGCTGATGCAACTGACTCAGCACGTCAAGCACTAGCGCCGCCTCATCAAAGTGCCGCCCGCCGGTTACGAGGAGGCGCATGTTGTTGGTGAAGCCTTGGGGGCCAGTCATCGTCTCGAACGCCCTCCAGTTTTCCACACTTTGAACACTCGAAAAACTCGGGGCCTTCGGGATACACCGCCTGCCACCTGTGCCCGCAACTCAGGCATAGGATTGGCGACGTAAACCAAGGCCCCGAATACTCGTCTTCTTTACCC